GAAAAGTCCGTATTCACATACCTTGATCCCCCCTATGAAATTGGATCTAATCTATATGGAAAGCGGGGCAATATGCACAGCGGGTTCAACCACGATCATTTTGCTATTAAGTGTGATAGGTTTATCGGTCCTCAATGCATATCTTACAATTCGTCTGCTCTTATCAGGGAAAGGTTCAAAGGGTGGACAGTAGGAGAATTTGCACACACTTACACCATGAGGAGCGTGGGGAGTTATAATACAGATCAAGCGTCACGCAAGGAACTCGTCCTAACCAACTATGAAATGTGAAGTCACCCTTTACAAAGCAGGCACCGTCTTCAAGGAAGAGGTGATTGCTACAGACTACCAGGACGCTCGCAAGGTTGCTATTGCCCGCAACCCTGGTGCCAAGATTGTTAGTGTCACTGCTAAGTTCTAATGTGGCAAGTATGGAAGTATGCACTAGGGAGTTTCAGTGACGACAAGACAGCTCCTTTTGACAATTACGTTGCTATCATACGCACCGTTATTTTTGTTAGTTACATGGTCACTAACACTTTTATTATATCTGGAGTAATTAGACACTGGAATGACGTATCAACTGAAAGATTATCTGTACAGCATCAATCAATCAAAAAAGAATATCCTTGATGGTGACGTTGATGCTGAGCGAGGTTATCCTCCTTACATTATTAACAGGTGCCTCAGTTCTTTTACGGATACTATCTTGTATGCCAATGAGATGAACAAGTATCCCAATCTTCCTAAGAAGATGCAATATGACTTTTTGCTAAATAGTGTGAGACCAAGGAAGAGGTTTTCTCCCTGGGCACGTAAAGATTCTATTGATTATCTTGAGTTAGTCAAAGAGTATTATGGTTATAATGACGATAAAGCACTTCAAGCTCTCAGGATTCTCACCAAGGATCAACTAGATAATATTAAGAAAGCATTGAGCAAAGGTGGAAAGAATGAGCGTTGATACTGAGGTCCAGTGGAAACAAACTGATATGGTAGAGGTAGTCCTTCGTGAACCAGATGACTTCCTTAAAGTGAGAGAAACGCTCACACGTATTGGTGTTGCATCCCGCAAAGAAAAAAAGATTTACCAGTCTTGTCATATCTTGCATAAGCAAGGCAAGTATTACATTGTACATTTCAAAGAGTTGTTCGCTCTAGATGGCAAGAACACGAACTTTTCTTTGAACGATCTTCAGCGTCGTAACAGAATTATTCAGTTGCTTTCTGATTGGGGATTGATTACTATTGTGAATGCTGATCAGATTGCTGATCTAGCACCACTCAATCAAATTAAAGTATTAGCGTTCAAAGAAAAAAAGGAGTGGACGCTAGAATCCAAGTATAATATCGGTCGTAAGAAAACAACGGTTGAGTAAACCGTAAGTTTTAATACGGTTCTCCGCTATTAAAGGTTTGTTGCCAATCGTTAAATAAGTGTGTGAGAGGACGAGGGGCGGTTCACCGTCCCACTCTTACGCCAGGATGCCTTCGGGGTCCTATGCAAACGTCGCTTATTTAAGGACATGACTAACATAACCTGGGAAACATATACCCCATATTCAATCGGATTCAATGAAACATTCAGCAGACTCGAAGCAATTGCTGGTAGTGGATCAAGTTACCCTCCATACAACGTGGTTGACGGAGGAGATGGCAAGACCATACTTGAAGTTGCTTTGGCAGGATTTGCAGCTGGAGATATTGAAGTCGAAACTGAACGAAATGTTTTGACTGTATCTGCTCGTAAAGCACCTGCAGATAAAGAAAGAAAATATCATCACAAAGGAATATCTTATAGGACATTCTCTCGTAACTGGCAGATGGGAGATGATGTAGAAATCGATGAAGTAAAATTTGAAGACGGACTTTTGACAATTACTCTTGTGAAGAATCTACCTGAAAAACAGAAGAGAAAAAAGTGGTTCTAAATAAAAAATGAAGGGCACTTGACGGTGCCCTTTTTTGATGTTAAACTGTAGTGTAAAACAATATCACCATGGCAATTCAAGTAATTACCCTGAAAACAGGTGATCGTCTTATTACCGAACTGAAAGAAGTTTTTGATAGTGATGACGATGACAAGAAAGGTATTTGTCTGTTGATGGACGAACCATATATCCTGAACCTAGAAGGTGGTACTAAACAATACCTAACTGAAGAGTATGGTATGGAGTATCAAGTTAGGTTTAGTAAGTGGAATCCATATTCAAGAGATGACCAATTCAAACTTCCATATGATTGTGTGATGACAGTTAGTAATCCTGAACCAGGATTGGAAGAATCTTACAAGAGAAAAATTAAACAAAAACGTGAACTAGAGGAAACCAATGACAGTGACAGCTAATCATCCAATTCGTGTAGTGACTCTTTCTACTGCAGAGCGAGTCCTTTGTTTGTTCACAGACGTGCGGGATGAATCTGAACCAGATAGAGTCCTGGGATACAAGATGGCAGAACCATTCAACTTGTCTCTGGGCGACATTGATGAGAATGGAAACTATCCAGTGAAGTACAATCGTTGGTGTATGTTCAGTCCCGAGCGTGAGTTCTTGCTCTCTGGTCAACACATCATTGCAGTATCTGTTCCTGATGAAAATATTGTTGAGCAATATGCACAGCAACTAGAAGCAGCAGGAATTCCACGAGACCAAATTTTTGTTGAGGTAGAAAATGGAACTGAAAGCGAACCTGCTGAAGCTGCAGAATGAATGGATCATCGCTCAAGTAGAACCAGTTGAGGGGGACACTCTATCAGGTGACCCTGATGTTTGGTTAGTCGAACCATATTTGGTAGACTATGAAGGTCAACTATGCCCATGGGCAGAGCACTCTTCCGAGCGTGAATTTAATGTCAGATCCTCTGACATTACTGTTGTGACCAACCCGAGCACGGCAATCCTTGCTCGTTATATTGAATGTCTTGAATGAAGTTTTACACTAGTGTTGAGCAAGCAGGTAACCGCCTGCTTGTCCGTGGTTATGAGAATGGCAATCGCTACAGCGTGAGGGTTCCTTTCAACCCCACGATGTACTTGCCTACAAAGAATTATTCTGAGTGGAGAACACTAGAGGGAGACTGCGTAGAACCACATAAGTTTGGATCTATCACAGAAGCAAGAGAGTTTGTAAAACGATATAAAGAAGTAGATGACTTTGAGATCTATGGAAACAGTCGATTCTTGTATCAGTATATTGCTGAACAACACCCAGAGGAGGAACTCAAGTTTGACTCCTCCAAGATCCGTGTATTCACAATTGATATTGAAACCGCAGCAGAAAACGGTTTTCCAGATATCGAGTCTGCCGATCAGGAAATCCTTGCCATTAGTATCAAGGACAGCTTCTCTGGTCGCATTATTGTGTTCGGGGCGCGAGCATTCGATAACAAGGACCCCATGGTGGACTACATGCATTTCCGCTCAGAAGAGAGCATGTTGGGAGCGTTCCTTGATTACTGGCAAGAGAACTACCCAGATGTGATTACTGGATGGAACGTGCAGTTGTTCGATATGCCGTACATCCACAATCGTATCAATCGTATGATGGGTGAGAAGTTTGTAAAACTTCTGTCACCTTGGAAACTTGTGTCTACTCGTGAGATTTATATTAAAGGTCGTAAGCAAACTGCCATCGACACCCTTGGTATTTCTCAGCTAGACTACCTTGAATTGTATAAGAAATTTACCTATACTAATCAAGAGTCTTACCGACTGGATCACATCTGTTCTGTGGAACTGAACGAAAAGAAACTTGATCACTCTGAGTTCGATACGTTCAAAGAGTTCTACGAGAATGATTGGCAGAAGTTTATTGAGTACAACATCCATGACGTTCGCCTTGTGGACAAACTGGATGACAAGATGAAACTGATTGAACTGGCATACACCATGGCATATGACGCTAAGGTGAATTATGAAGATGTGTTTAGTCAGGTTCGCATGTGGGATAACTACATTTATTGCGAACTACTGAAGCGTAAGATTGCAATTCCTCCTAAGAAGGAAGCTACTAAAGACGCAAAATATGCAGGTGCTTATGTCAAGGAACCGATACCAGGATTCTATGATTGGGTTGTTAGTTTCGACCTTAACAGTCTGTATCCTCACCTTATTATGCAGTACAATATCTCGCCCGAGACACTCCAAGATACCAGACATTCAACAGTCACCGTTGATAAGATACTTCAGAAGCAAGTAGAGATTGACGGTGAGTTTGCTGTGTGTGCCAATGGTGCCCAGTATTGTAAAGATAAGCATGGGTTTCTTCCTCAGATGATGAAGAAGATGTATGACTCTCGTGTCATCTTTAAGAAGAAGATGATTGCTGCTAAGAAGCAATATGAGAAGACACCCACTGTTGAACTCATGAAAGAGATTGCGAGATGTAACAATATTCAGATGGCAAAGAAGATCTCTTTGAACTCTGCTTATGGTGCAATCGGTAATGAACACTTCCGTTATTACCGTCTTGCTAATGCTGAGGCAATCACTTTGTCTGGTCAGGTCTCGATCCGTTGGATTGAAAACCGTATGAACGGATACCTAAATAAACTACTCTCTACGGAAGGAGTGGATTATGTCATTGCATCCGACACTGACAGCATCTATCTTAACCTTGGACCTCTTGTTGATAAATTTTTTGGTGCTAAGTCTAGCGACAAAGCAGCAATTGTGGCGATACTTGACAAGATCTGCCAAGAGAAACTGGAACCTTTTATTGAACGTTCATATCAAGAACTTGCGGACTACGTGTCGGCATATGACCAGAAGATGAGCATGAAGCGTGAGAATATCGCTGACCGTGGTATCTGGACTGCGAAGAAGCGTTACATTCTCAACGTGTGGGACAGTGAGGGAGTTAGATACAAGGAACCCAAGATGAAGATTATGGGTTTGGAAACAGCAAGGAGTTCAACTCCTGCGTATTTTAGGGACAAGTTGTATGCAGCGTTTAAAATTATTATCGGCAAGTCAAATGATGAGCTTATCGATTTCATCAATGACGTGCGAGCAGAAACGAGACTGCGACCTTATGAGGAAGTTGCTTTCCCACGAGGAGTTAACAACCTTGCTAAGTACCGTCATCCAACAGAGATCTACCAGAAAGGCACCCCTATCCATGTGCGAGGCGCTCTGCTCTACAACCACTACGTGCGAAAGTACAAAGTAGAGAACAAACATCCTCTCATCCAAGAGGGTGAGAAAATCAAGTTCATGTATCTCAAGACACCAAACCCACTCCACGAGAACACTATTAGTTTCTTTGGTGAGTTGCCGAAGGAGTTTGGCATCGAGAAGTATGTGGATTATCAAACACAATTTGAAAAGTCATTCCTCGAACCGTTGAAAAACGTGCTACAATGTATTGGTTGGACCCACGAGAAGACCATTACAATTTCGAGTTTCTTTTCATGAGCAAGAAAATCTTTGTAGTCACATGGACTAATCATGTCGTGGGTCAAGTAGGATCCGAGGACATCAAGTGCTTTGAAGACTACAATACCGCTATGGCATTTGCCAAACTTATGCGGAACGATTATAATTATGTCAACTTTTATGAGGAACAAGTAGATCAATGGGATTCTTAGACACCGTAATTAAAGAAAGTGGAAACGAGTTTGCTGGTTTGGTTAGCGAAGGAGTCGCTGCTGGCGATATCACTGATTATGTTGATACTGGCAGTTATATCTTTAACGCCTTGGTTAGTGGTTCCCTTTTTGGAGGTCTTCCTTCCAATAAGGTTACGGCCTTGGCAGGAGAATCAAGCACGGGCAAGACTTTTTTTGCTCTCAGTGTCGTTCGTAATTTCCTTGCTGCTAATCCTACGGGTGGTGTCATTTATTTTGAGACTGAATCCGCCATTTCCCGTGACATGATTGAGTCTCGTGGCATCGACTCTAACCGCATGGTGCTGTTCCCTGTCGCTACGATTGAGGAGTTTAGAACCCAGGCATGTAGGATTCTTGACAAATACATGAAAGAACCTAAAGAAGAACGAGTGCCTATGATGTTCGTGTTAGACTCTTTGGGTATGCTCTCCACAACCAAAGAGATGGAAGACATTGCGAACGACAAACAAGTTCGTGACATGACCAAATCCCAACTGATCAAAGGTGCGTTTCGTGTGCTTACCCTCAAACTCGGTCAAGCACAAGTCCCTATGATCGTGACCAACCATACATATGATGTTATTGGTTCCTACATCCCTCAGAAGGAGATGGGAGGTGGTACAGGTCTTAAGTATGCTGCATCTACTATCATCTATCTTGGCAAGAAGAAAGAGAAAGATGGCACTGAGTTGGTTGGTAACATTATCAAGTGTGAGGCAAAGAAATCGCGACTAACCAAGGAAGGTAGCAAAATTGAGACACGTTTATTTTTTGACGAACGGGGACTTGACAAGTATTACGGACTACTGGAATTGGGTGAACAGTACGGAATCTTCAAACGGGTGGGGAATCGCTATAAGTTTGGTGAATCTTCTGTTTATCCTAAATCTGTTCTCGCTAATCCTGAAAAGTATTTCACCGAAGAAATAATGCAACAACTGGAGGAGGCAGCGCGACAAGAATTTACCTATGGCAACTGAACGCATCGAACAAACTATCTTGCGTAATCTCCTATTCACTGAGGAGTATTACCGCAAGGTAGTTCCTTTTTTGAAAGCAGATTATTTCCAAGAATATCATGAAAGGATTGTCTTTGAAGAGATCGCTGACTTCGCTTCTAAGTATGATAAGATCCCTACTAAGGAAGTCCTTGCGATTAACATACAGAATCGTAATGACCTTACTGACGATGCGTACAAAGATTCGCTATCGACAGTATCCGAACTCACAGACGAGTGGGTCGATTATGAATGGCTCGTCGATTCCACAGAAAAGTTCTGCCAAGACAGAGCTATATACCTCGCCCTTATGCAGTCGATCAAGATTGCAGACGGAGGCGATAAGAAGATTTCGAGAGATGCGATACCCTCGATTCTCCAAGAAGCCCTGGCGGTATCGTTCGACGAACACATAGGACACGATTACATTGAACAAGCATCAGACAGATATGATTTCTACCACAGAAAAGAAGAAAAGATCCCCTTTGATCTTGAGAAGTTTAACTTCATTACCAAAGGTGGTCTCTCTAACAAGACTCTCAATGTCGCTCTTGCTGGAACGGGCGTCGGCAAGTCTCTATTCATGTGCCATTGCGCTGGTGCCGCCCTCGCAGAGGGGCGCAACGTACTCTATATTACATGTGAAATGGCAGAGGAAAAGATTGCTGAACGAATTGACGCAAACCTTCTGAATGTCCCTGTCAAAGATATTACAGAACTACCTGAAGTTATCTTCACTAGTAAGGTTCAGGAGATCTCTAGGAAAACTAAGGGCAAACTTATTATCAAGGAGTACCCAACCGCCTCTGCACATGTAGGACATTTCAAGGCACTCCTTAGCGATTTGAAACTGAAGAAAGATTTTAAACCAGATATCATCTTCATTGATTACTTAAACATCTGTGCGTCTGCGAGGTATAAAGGTGCGATTGTTAACTCTTACACGTATGTCAAGGCGATTGCTGAGGAGCTGCGTGGTCTTGCTGTGGAATGTAATGTACCTATTGTCTCAGCTACTCAAACTACTCGCTCTGGCTACGGTAATAGTGACCCTGACCTTACCGATACTAGCGAGTCTTTTGGTTTGCCTGCCACTGCTGATTTCATGTTCGCTCTTATCAGCACTGATGAACTTGAACAACAGGGTCGCCTCATGGTCAAACAACTTAAGAACAGGTACTCAGACCTCGCTACCTCAAGAAAATTCATGGTGGGAATTGACAGATCCAAAATGAGGCTGTATGATGTAGCGGACGATGCTTCCGCTATCAGCATCGACACAGAGGACGCAGGAGATCAACTCTCGCAGTTCGCTGACACACAAAACCGTTTATCTAAATTTGCTGAGTGGAATGTATGACGATTAATTTTAACAAGTATGAAGAGTTTGTCTCTACTGTTACGTCAGAAGCTTCAACAAACTTTGTTGATTTTGCTGACCGTATTGGTGAACTTGATAGAGAAGGTGCCAATATTGAGCGTCTCCTTACTAGTGGCGTTGGGATTAACGCTGAAGGTGGTGAGTTCCTTGAGATCATTAAGAAGATGGTGTTTCAAGGAAAACCCTGGAACGAAGACAACAGAGAGCACCTGATCATTGAACTGGGTGACATCATGTGGTATGTTGCTCAAGCAACACAATCACTGGGTATCAGTATGGAAGAAGTGCTAGATACTAACATCAAAAAACTCGCTAAGCGTTATCCTGCTGGCACTTTTGATTCTTATTACTCTGAAAACCGCGCTGCTAACGACCGATGAACATTACTATTAAAACCCCCTCTGGTGAAGAACAGACATTTGATTGTGCTGATGATCAGTATATTCTAGATGCTGCTGATGAAGCAGGTATCGATCTTCCCTACTCTTGCCGTGCTGGTGCATGTTCTACTTGTGCTGGTAAACTCGTAGAAGGAACTGTTGATCAGTCGGATCAGTCTTTCCTCGATGATGACCAGATTGCTGCAGGATTTATCTTGACCTGTGTATCCTATCCCACATCTGACTGTGTGATTGAAACTGAAAAAGAAGATGAACTATACTGAAGAAGCACTTGTTCAAGCAGTCGCTGCTCTTGGGTGGGATGTTGTCAACGATGACATCCATGTTGAGATTGGTGGCACCTCAGTCTATGAGATTGATGGTGCTGGCACCAAGTGGGCACCTGTCAAAGGTACTCGTAAGTACAACAAAGATGCGTTCATTGTAATCAAGAACAGATCCCGAGATCCTGTTGTCCCATCACAAGCACCTAAGAATGAAGACTAGATTTATCCTGTTCACCAAGGACTCTTGTGGTCCTTGCGGTCTGGTAAAGCGTTACTTCAATGCATTGAATGATGACCGCACTAAACTTATCGAAGAAGTCCAACTAGAAGACTTCAGTGATGAACCAATCCCCGAAGAGAACCTTGCTCTTGCCAAGAAGTATGGTGTTACTGCTACTCCAGTTCTAATCATTATTGATGAGAACGAAGAACTGCTAGAGACCTACTCCAGCGGTATGCCTATCACCCAGAACATTCGTAAGTTGTGGACTAAGTACGGTGTATAGTTTCTGGATTCACCTAGTAGCATTCTTTCAAGTGGTTGTGATGAACTGCATTCAACCTACTAATTGGAAGTATTGTTATCGGGTAGATCAGTGGTTACTTCCAGATCTTGTGGAGGGATATGAAATCTGGACAAAGCAAAAGCATCCCTATCAAACAGAAAAAGAATATCTCAAAAGCATTCCTCCCTCTAAATATTAGTGGGAGGATTTTTTATGGCATATCAAAACGTAAAAGCATCTGACATCTTGTATCCTATCAAGACCAAGGCGCAGAGGACTACCATGCAGAATATTTTTAGAGCTGCTGGTCCTAATGCGATCTTTAGAGTTGATAAGGATGATTGGGACATGTCACAGTTCCCTCTTCCAGACAAAAACCGTAGAGGCACCAAGCAGATTACAATTAAATCGAGTGCATCTACAATCAATAGTATTATTAAAGAATATAAAAACAAACCAAACACTGATACCTACAAAGAGAGTGAGTATATTACAATTGTCTTTAAGATTGGTCAGGCGTATACGAGACCACAGAAGGTAAAGTTTGAGAAGACTGGTAAGTTAGTAGACTCTCAGGGTAGGTCAATTTCTGATGCCACGATGACTGCTATGCAAGAACTTGGATCTGCGTGGGTGTTTCATAGAGCATTTAAAAAAGCTGGTGGGTTTAGTAACTGGCAAGGAATTAAAAATGATAAAGAAACTTTTGATGTTCTCAGAGATATATGGAGAAAACTTGGTGATGTAGAAGGACCTGATGATGACTGGGTAGAAAACTTCTATGCACAAAGTAGAGCAGTCCTTGCAAACATCAAGAATGGAAAGTTTGATGAGTTCACCCGTGGATCTTCTCATTCTAGTGTTACTGCTGCAGGTAAGAACTACACACTACCTGGCATGAAAAAGAATGATACCTTCATGGAATATGTGACTGACTTTGTGAAGGATAACTATGGGATTGCTCAGAAAGATAACTGGGATCCTGCTGATATCTGGATGATTCGTAACGAAGAAAAGTATAGAAAAGCAATTGATGATACTTGTAAGTACGATGGTCCTAAAGGATCTGTTAGTATGCAAACTCAGTTGTTTCAGTTGAATGCAATTCTTAGATCTGCGTATAAGAGGAAAGATATTGTTGGTATCTCTCTTAAGAAAGTATCTGGCAAAGTGGCAAAGTTCCAAGCAGTTAACGTCAGTGGAAAGTTCTTACAGCAAAGACAAGTAGGAAATAAATTTACACTAGAATATAAAGCAGGTAAAGCACAATGTCCTTTGGGTGTTAAATCTACTAAAGATGGTGGTGTAACTATTGAAACACAGGATAGTAGATTCTTCGTTCATGACGGAGCAACCACGTATAACTTTCAAATCAAAGCAAACACTAGTACCAAGAAAAGTGGTCTTAAATATGAGGCAACGCAAGAGGGTGCAGCAGCAGCGAGACTAGGAAAAGCAACGGTTGAGAAGGTATTGAGTTTGATGGCTTTTTATCAGGTAAAATTCAATAAAGAACCAGACTCTTACCCATATTCCCCTGCCGAGTTCCTTGCACAGAAGGACACGTATGCTAGAATGATCAGAGATCTACAGGGCAAGGGCGTGACCTTCGGTCGTGGTGAAGACGTTGACAAAATGTTGGACACGCTACTATTTCTCTTCAATGAAGAACCATGGGTTGCCAATTCCAAGTTGCAGCAGATTACTTGGTTGCATAAAATCATGATGCTTTCTCCTAAAGATCTGAATAGATTTGCTACAGACCTAGTATTCCTGTCCAAGAAAGAAGGTAGAGAATACGGACCATTTGGAAAGGTATACTGATGAGCAAGAACACACACCTAGAACACTTAGAAGACAGCATCCTTTTGGATGGAAAGCAGGGAGCATCTGATGCTTTTAAGTTCTTAGATTTGCTTGGCAAGACCTTTAGTGGATCTTCTAATAGTAGTTTCAAGATTACCACTAAGTGGGATGGAGCACCTGCTATATTCTGTGGCATTTATCCTGGAACCAATCAGTTTTTTGTTGGTACAAAGTCAGTCTTTAACAAAGAAGCAAAGGTAAACTTTACTGATGCAGACATCGACAGGAACCATGGACATGCTCCTGGACTTGTAGAAAAACTGAAAGCAGCACTCCAGTATTTTCCTGCACTTGGAATTACTGGTGTTGCTCAAGGAGATTTGCTCTTCACTACTGATAAAAAAAGAGAACAGATTGATGGCAAACAGTGTATTACATTCCAACCAAACACGATTACATATGCTGTCAGTGAAGACAATGAAATGTATGACAAGGCAAACACCGCCAAGATAGGCGTAGTCTTTCATACCACATACACAGGATCTACACCAGATCAGTTATCTGCTAGGTTTGGATATGATATATCAAAATTAAAAACTAGTAAAAATGTTCTAGTTCTTAGTGCAGAGACTGACACTCTAGGAAAAGACACCCTGCTTACTACACAGGAAGTTAGTAAATTAAAAAGGATGAAGACTGCTAGTGCTTCACTCATTCGTATTGCTGGTGGATTCCTAGATAAGGTAGCAGAACAGATCGAAGCAAACGATCAACTTACAGTAGGACCCAGATTAAAAATCTTCTTCAATACGTATGTCAGACAGGGACGACGAATTAATAGTGCTGCTAACTTTGTACGTGATTTTGAAAAATATTTTGAGGAGGAGGGAATGAAAGCTGCTGCCAAAGTGAAGACACCTAAGGCAAAAGCAACGAAACATATGAAGACCTATGCTGGTTTAGATTTTATACGAGAAAACAAAACTGCTCTCTTAAAGACTGTTGCACTATATACTACATTGCAGGCAGCAAAACATCTATTCATCCGAAAACTTGAGAAGGGTGAAAGATTTGGTACTTATCTAAGATCCGACGATGGATATAAGATCACTGCACCTGAAGGTTATGTTGCCATTAGTGATGGAACCAACGCTGTAAAACTGGTCGATCGTTTGTCATTCAGTGTCGCCAACTTTAATGTATCTAAGAATTGGGTAGCAGGAGATCAATGAAAGCAGCAGTGTATTGTTTCGGCAGATTTCAACCACCAACCATTGGACACGCAAAAGTGTTTGATGCAGTTGCTAGAGCTGCTAGAACATACAACGCTGATGCTTACATGTTCGCTAGTCAATCCCATAAGAAAACAAAGTTTGACAATAAGAGTTGCAATCCGTTATTATATGATATGAAGATGGACTATCTTAAAAAGATGTTCCCTCAGTATGCATCTAATTTTGTGGTTGATAAGAGTGTAGTAACATTCTTACATGCTGCAACTTGGTTGTATATGAAAGATTACACCCACTTGTATATGGTTGCAGGATCTGATAGAGTGGATAGTTATAAAGAGAAACTGAATCAATACAATTGTCAACCAGATAAAAGTGGCGAGACTATATTTTGTTTCAGGAGTATTGAAGTAATCTCTGCTGGTGCTAGAGATCCTGATGCTGATGGTGCAGAGGGTATGTCTGGAACCAAGATGCGAAAGGCAGCACAAGATTTGCAGACAACTGCTTTCATGAGTGGCATACCAAATACTCTGTCTATTGATCAAAAACTAGAACTGATGCATGATGTTCGTGCTGGGTTGGTTTTACCTACAGGAAATAAATGAAAGACTTTAAGAAACTACGAGAAGAAGCACTGCGTCAACAGCAAAGACAGCATGGTGTGTTTGAAGAAGGGGATTTTGTTATGTCATCTCGCACGGGTGATAGGGGAAGTATCCACAGAGTCGGTGGTAACTACGCTATTGTCATTACAGAAGACGGAAAAATGTTCCGCGAATGGATGAAGAACATTAGAGCTATAAATACTAACTGATAAGACCGTTTATAGAAATGAAGAAACCAGATCCTATTAACTCAGTCAAGCATTCGGACGACTTTTCCTCTGGATTAATGGAATCCTATGGTAAGTGGATGAGTGGTGATTGTTTCCAGACACCAAATACTATCAAGGAAGCACCATTCGACGGTATGATGCCACAATCTCACGGTGCTGAGATTGAAGACACCACCAAGAAAAAGAAAGGTGCTAAGAAAGAATCTCCTAAGGCACAACTTGCTACTAAGGAAGAAGTAGAAGTTCTTGAGCGTGAAGAGTATGAGATCGATGGTGAAACCTATGTCATCGAAAAGGCAAAGGGTCTCGATGGTAAGGCTTGCTGGAAGGGATACAAACTCGCTGGCACCAAGAAGAAGGGCGGCAAGACTGTTGACAATTGTGTCAAGGCAGGTGATGAAGTGACCCACGATGGTGAAGCACTTGCAGAAAAGAAATTAGATCCAGTTGGTAAAGAAGACAAAGACGTTGACAACGACGGTGACCACGATAAGTCTGACAAGTATTTGCTTGCACGTC